CTGTTCTTGTAAAGGCAGGTAGATTCAAAGATTCTCGTGGTATGTTGTCTAACATCAACAAACTACAAGACAACTATTATTATCAGAACTACTCATATGTAATTAAATCTGGTATAACTTCAGGTTCATGGTTGCCTATCATTAATAAGACGGTTCACCCTGCTGGTATGGCAGTATTTGGTGAATTGCTTATTACCCAGACAATCGACATGGTTGATTATATCGGCGTTCTTGACGTTCTGGTGCTCAATGAATTCTTTGTTGATGTAGTGCTGATGAATGACCAGAGCAGATCTGTAGACTTCCACAAAATTCTTACAGATATTGTTGCTGGGACTGTAACTACCTATGCAGTTCCGGACTACGTTCCAATTGAATATGCATCCATGAATGCTGATTCTCTTGAAGTTCACTTCTATAAGGTTCTTTCTGACCTCGCAACTATTTCAGATTCTGTCGATTTACTATATGAAAAAGGACTCTATGATACTGAGGAAGATGCTACTTCTATGGTCGATTCTTTCGACCGTGTTGTGCAATATGTCAGACAGTTCAATGAAGCGTTCTATACTTCTCACACTACAACAGTAGATTTTGGTAAAACTGTAGTAGAAGATCCAGTATGGGTTACCAGAGATTTCTGGGCGGAAATTGATTATAGTGGTACTGAGTTTGCATGGAACGCAGAAGAAACTGTCAATGTAGATTTCCGTAAATATTTAAGCGATGCGTATACTCTTTCAGATTCTGTCGGGGTGCTTTTTGAAAAACAACTATATGATCCTGCGGCAGATGCTACATCTCTGAATGACTCTTTCGACCGTGTTGTCCAATATGTCAGACAGTTTAATGAAGATACATCTCTGAATGATTCTTTCGATCGAGTTGTGCAATATGTTAGACAGTTTAATGACAATGCATCTCCGAATGATTCTATCAATCCAGTTATGCAATATGTTAGAGCATTTGGTGAAGAAGATACTACTTCTATGGTCGATTCTTTCGACCGTGTTGTCCAATATGTCAGACAGTTTAATGAAGATACATCTCTGAATGATTCTTTCGATCGAGTTGTGCAATATGTTAGACAGTTTAATGATTCGTTCTATACCTCTCATACTACTGAAGTTGACTTTGGTAAAACTATAGTAGAAGATCCTGTTTGGATCAACAGAAAGTTTTGGGCGACGCCAGAATATAATGGCACGGAATTTGCGTGGGATTCTGGAGACACAACTGCAGTAGCATTTGATAAAAACGTCACAGATTCGTATAGTGCATCTGATTTTAATAATCTTGCGGTTGGTAAGGGTGTTTTAGACACTGCTACCACTTCGCATGGTCGTCCAGGATTTGTAATCAACAAGGTTCTCTCTGAAACTATTTTTGCTTCTGATGCTATTGCACAATTCGCAAAACAACATCTGCTCACTGATTCATTCTCGGTTTCGGAAGATTCCATCATTAGCAATCTTGTAAATAAAACAGAAATTGCTACAACTCTAGACTACTATAATAAGGTCTTGCAAATCTCGAAAACAGATGATGCGGAAACCTCAGAAATTATTTTCATCGAAGACGAAATTCCACAAATTGATTTGGTTGGAGTGATTGAAAGTTCAAGATTGATTATAAATAAAGGAATCGGGGACATGCTTGGCATCTCTGATTCGGGAATTATTAACACTCAAGATTATGTCGATGGTGATTTTGGTTCGGACTTTGTCGGTCAAGCCACATATTTTTAACTAGAAGAAGGTAAACTCAAATGAATCTCAAAGAAAAAATTGCAGGTGCTACTGGTAAGCTTCGTATCGTCGTGCAAGACGAAACGACTGGTGTAATCAAGCACGATATCGAAACAACAAACCTTGTTGTTAATACAGGTCTAAACTATATCGCGTCGCGTATGGTCGGAACTGCAAAGAACGTCATGTCACACATGGCAGTTGGTTCTGACGACACTGCTGCTGCAGCAGGGGACACCAACGTTGGATCGATCCTTGGTTCGCGTAAGGCGCTGACAAGTTCGACTGCAACTGCTAATGCGGTTGAATATGTTGCCACTTTCGCTGCTGGTGAAGGCACAGGCGCTGTTGTTGAAGCAGGTATCTTTAATGCTTCTACTTCAGGTGATATGCTTTGCCGCACCGTGTTTGATGTTATCAACAAGGGTGCATCGGACAGCATGACTATCACTTGGACGGTTACTGTATCGTAATATAACATGCCACTTCTTCTAAGATCGCAAGGGCGACAAGAAATAGCAAGAAGCGTTTATCGTGACATTTACAACGAGAACGACTACTACTATTTCTTTGTCTCCCGAACTCTCGATTGGGATAACAATCCACCCTATGGTGAACAGAACCCAGAGCAACCAGTTGACTCTGAGTCTTACTCAAACACATCCCATAGAAACACTATGTTTGTTAAGAGAATTCAACCAAACGATGCGGTCTTAATGGCACCAAGACATAATTGGGTGCTTGGCGAAGTATACGATCAATATGATGATTTGTATGGGCAAACTAACGAGGACGGGGTTTTAATTGCACCACATTCTGGTGTAGCGTCATTACCTCTTGCCAAGTTTTATGTTATTACCGATGAATATAACGTATACAAATGTATCAGTAATGGTAAAACTGGTGACAGTTCTGAAGATACTGCCGCCACAAGTACGGTTAAACCAACAGGAACAGATACTAATGCGTTTGAGACATCTGACGGTTATGTCTGGAAATTTATGTTCCGTGTCGAAGCAGGTGATGTTACCAAGTTTCTGACGCCGACACATATCCCAGTTCGTAAAATGTCTGGTCTTGGCGAACCACAATATGACGTAAACGGATTCCTAGACAGAATTGATGTTACGTTTGGGGGTTCGGGGTATAACACTGCACCCTATGTTCGTATTGAGGGTGATGGTAAATCTGCCCCAGACGTAATCATCGACAGTACTACTGGCGAGGACGCATCAGCGTTTGCTATTTGTTCTACCAATGGCGATGATGAAGATATCGTTTCTCAAATCGTTGTAACGAACGGTGGAACAGGTTATAGATCGGCGCTATCCAAAACCTTTGATGGATCTACTTCATCTGTAGTTTCAATTACAGATGATACAATCACCAGTGTCGGTCATGGATTCACAAATTTAGATCTTGTAAAATATTCAAACGGTGGTGGTAATTCTATTGGTGGGTTGACCCATAATAGATCCTACTATGTGATTCGTGTTAATGCGAACACAATTAAACTTGCCGCATCATATGATGATGCTGACACAGGTGTTGCAATTAATTTTACTTCGTATGGTCTTGGTGACGAGCATTCACTAACATTCGAAGGAACTAGAGTATATCTTTCTGGTGGTACTGGTTCGGGTGCAACTGCAACTGCAGTTATTACTGGTGGTGTTATTACTGGGATTAACGTGGTAGAAGGCGGATTGGGATATACTGGTGCTAGAGCAACTGCTGCTTTAGGAACAGGCGCAACTGCAGACGAGGTAACTTCAGTCACAGTAACTAATCCTGGATCTGGGTTCTCATTCGCAAATATTAGTTTCATTCCTGTCGCGGGAGATACAATCACCGAAACTGCGACTGCTTCTGCTGTTCTTGGTTTTACTGAAGGCGGAACTCCACAAGAAAATGTTGAAGCAGCTGCGACTCCTGGAACCATTGATAGAATTGTAATTCTATCTGGTGGTAATAGTTACATCCAAGGTGATGCTTCTGTTTCTATTGTTGGCGACGGTCAAGATGCACAAGCAGTGCTGACATTGACTAATGGTGAAGTTACTGGTATCACAATCACAAATCCAGGATCTGGTTATAGTTTTGCAGAAATTTCAGTTGTTAATGCATCATCTAATTCACCAGGAAATGGCGCAAGGTTCAGAGCAATTATTTCGCCATACGGCGGTCATGGGGCAAATCCACAAAAAGAATTGTTTGCAAAAAGTTTGTCGATGACGGTTTCTCTTACCAATGAAACCTCTGACACATTCTTAAACAATGACTTTAGACAATTGGGTGTTATTAAGAATCCGAAGATCTATGGATCTAGAGATAACTTTACTTCAAATACTGGTAATTGCTGTTATGTTATCGCAATAAATAATCCTGACGATGTAGATTATGATGATGTCATTGAAACCGACGATGGAGGTAGATTTATTGTTGTCCAAAAAGAGGATAGTAATAATAATGGCGTAGTGGATAGGATTCATTTACTACCAATTATTCCTAGAATTTATCCAAGTAGTAACTTGACAAATGCAACACAAGAACTATCATTAGGTTCTCTTGTTATTTTTGATGTTGGGACGGTATTAGAACCTAGACTTGTTTCTTTTCTGGAACCAGAAGTTGATAACAGGACTGGCGAAATTATCTACCTAGATAATAGAGTCAAAATCATTAGAACGTCTGATCAAGTTGAAAAAATCAGAGCGTTGATTAATTTTTAAAAGAAGTAGGAAAATATGGCACTCGACTTAAATATACCTCCGTATTATGACGACTTTAATGAATCCAAAAAGTTTCATAGAATTCTCTTCAAACCTGGATATGCGGTTCAGGCACGCGAACTTACGCAACTACAAACCATCCTCCAGAATCAAGTCAATAAGTTCGGTGACCACATTTTCAAAAATGGTGCTATCGTTTCAGGATGTGACATTCAGATCGATAACGAATTATCATATGTCAAAATCGAAGAACCTGATCCAACTAATGCTTCTCTAACATCGTATATCGGTAGAACAGTCGAAGGTAGCAACGGTCTTACAGCGGTAATCGTAGACGCAATTGATGCAACAACGACAGATCCAGCAACTCTTTATCTAAGATATACTAGTGGTGACGGCAGTTCAAATACTGTCCACTTTACTGGCGCAGAAACTCTGGTAGTTGCTGCAACTCCTGATCCAACAGATACAGATCTTCTCGAAGATGATGAATTTATTGTTCAGTCGCTTGAAGTTGATACTACTGATTTGTCAAATAACTACTGGGGTCGCGGTACACGCATGACCCTTGGTGATGGCATTCTTTATATCGATGGTAAATTTATTCGCCACACTTCACAGACAATCTATCTTTCTAAGTATACATATTCTCCAACAGGAAGCGTATGTGTCGGTGCAGACGAGCAAATCATAGACACTGGAGATGATGAAACTCTTCTAGACCCAGCACAAGGAACATATAACTATACTGCTCCAGGCGCTGACAGATACTATGTTTCAACTGATTTAATCTTTGTTCCTGCAGGAACTACGATCCCAGATGGGTATTATGAGGTCGCGACAGTTGTTGCTGGTGGTCTTAATAGAACACATACTTCTGACATCTATTCTAAACTTGGTGAAAATCTAGCACGTAGAACATATGACGAGTCAGGTAACTATACCGTAAAGGCGTTCCCTGTTCTTGTTCGTGAGCACCTTGATGACACAACAAACAATGGTCTTTATACTGCAGCACTTGGTGGTAGCGCAGATTTGCTTGCGGTTGGTCTAGAGGCAGGTAAAGCATATGTTCGTGGTTATGAGTATGAGACTCGCCAGACAGAATATGCCTTTACCGAAAAAGGTATCGACACAGTAAAGAAATTCAGCGTTCCAATCAGTGCCGCTTATGGTAACTATGTTGTTGTTACAGACTATAAGGGTGTTCTGCCACTAGATGGTTCTAAGATTTCTCTGCGCACTGATCCGCAAAACGGTGTTTCTGGTTCACAGACAGCAGTACAAGGTACTGAAATTGGTACTGCTCGTGTTCGTCACATTGAGTATGTAAGTGGAACTGTTGGATCTGCTGCTGCAGTATATAACATCTATGTTTATGATGTTCAGATGTCAACAGGTAACTTCGCTGATGTTGCTGGTTTGTATTACTCGACTAGCGGAACCAAAGATGGTTATGCTGACGTTGTAGAATCTGTATTGAAATCTTCTCAATACAACAAACTTCTATACAGAATGCCATCACGTGCTACGAAGACAATCAAACCTGCTGTTCCACCTGCGACTTCAGGTGCCTACGCAACATCTGTATATTATACTAAGGTCTACTCTGGTGTATCTATTTCATCAGGTAACGGTAGCATTACACTTTCTGGTAATGAGTTTTTCATTCAGAATGAGGATGATGCCCTTGAAACATATATCAACAGAAATCTGTTGATGGTAAAGGACACTGGCGGTGCGATTGTTGACCTAACGGCAGGCACAGTTGATGCTCTGGATCCTTCGTCACAACTTATCAGTTTCTCTGGACTGGGGTTCACTGACACTGTTACAATTTATGCGACAGTTAAAGTAAATCTCGCGACACCTCTGTTCAAGACTCTTAACAGAGCGACATATGTTGCCTTTGACCTTTCTCTCAAAATTCCTACGACTGATGTGAATACTGGTACTGAAGTTATCACATATGCCAATCACGGTCTACAAACCAACGATAAAATTAAGTATAAGGCGAACGGTGGAACTGCGATAGGTGGATTGACCGACGGAACTGAATATTTTGCAATTCGTCTTGGCACAAACACGTTTTCTGTTGCTAGTTCCTCGGGAGGTTCAGCAATTAACCTTACTGGCGCTGGTAATAGTGCACAATACTTCTTCAAGGTAGATGGCGCTGCGTCGCTAAACTTGGGTGTTGCAGATGTATTCTCCGTTGATGCTATCTACAAAGCAGCAGTTGGAACTTCGCGTTCAGACACCGTGACCACTGGCACAGATATTATCTCTCAATATACGCTGGATAACGGTCAGCGCGATAACACTTACGAACTTGCAAAACTTAATGCAATCAACGGTGCATCTTCTCTAGAAGGGTTCAATCTGATTGCTAAAATCAGTTACTTTACTCACACAGAAGCTGCATCATCTGCTGGTTATTTTGCGGTTGACTCATATCCTGTCAATGACACAGTTGTTGGTGGTGGTAACATTAAGACATATCAGATCCCGATCTATACATCAACTACAACTGGTGAATCGTATGATCTTCGTGACACGCTAGACTTCCGTGTAAGAATTCAGGACACGGTTGAACCTGTCACCTTTGCGACAATCGCTTCGGTTCCAGTCAATCCAACAGCGTCTGCATCAATTGATGGACCTTCGTTTGGTCTGACGATTCCTCGTCCTGAACAAGAAATCGACATCAACTACGAATATTATGTTGGTCGCAAAGACAAAATCGTAATGGATGATCACGGTGTGTTCAGCGCTGTAAGTGGTACTCCATCACTGACTCCAGTCGAACCACTTACGCCAGAAAATGCAATGTGTATTGCGATCGTAACAATCCCTCCATATCCATCACTTGCTCCTAATGTTGCGAAGTCAACTGGACGTAATGAATATGGTGTGACTTTCCGTACTCTCGATAATCGTCGTTATACTATGCGCGATATCGGTGCTATCGAGCAACGCATTTCTCGCCTAGAATATTATACCACATTGACACTTCTAGAGAAATCGACAGAATCATTGTTTATTCCTAGTGCTACCGATGACACTCTGAATAGATTTAAGCATGGTATTCTAGTAGATGCGTTTACTGGACACAATGTTGGTAACCCGAAGGATCCTAATTATAGTTGCTCCATTGATGGAGTAAGACAAGAACTTCGTCCATTCTTTAATATTGAGAATGTCGATCTAATTTTCGATTCAGCAAACTCTCTTGGTGTGCAAAAGACAGGCGATCTGTTAACACTTCCGTATAATTATACTGCTCTTACCAAGAATCCGTTTGCTTCAAAGTCAAGAAACTGTGTAGGCGATCTTCTATTCAATTACATTGGTGATATGACTCTTGATCCACCAGTTGATAACTGGACAGATACTGCACAACTTCCTGACCTCGCAGTAAACTTTGACGGCAACTACGATAACTTTGCCGCAATGTCAAATGCGTGGGGAACTCAATGGAATGACTGGCAAGATATCGTAACTGGTCGTTCGATTTCGACTGATACGACTACAACAGGCGGTCAGACTCGCGTATCTGGCGATACTCTTTTCCAAGAGCAAATTCAGATCTCAACTACTACGACTACGCAGCGCCAAACTCGTCAAGGTGTAACAATGACTGTTACTCCGGAAACTACGACGAAGGATCTTGGTAATCGCGTAACCAATGCTTCTATTATTCCATATATGAGAAGCATTACCGTTACAGTTAAATCTAAGAGACTGAAACCAAATACCAGAATTTATCCATTCTTTGATGGTATTGATGTTGCAGCACATTGTCGTCCACTAACAAGTGCTGCTCTTTCAGCATCGCCGACTGATCCAGCGGAATATTCTGCATATGCCATTACAGATGGTACTGGCGATTATGGCGATCCACTGGTTACTGATGACAATGGAGAACTGGCGATCCAGTTTAGAATTCCTGCTGGCACGTTCAGAACAGGGACCAAGAACTTCAGAGTTTGCGACGATCCATTTAACAGATCTCCATTCATTACAACTTCAGCAACAAATTCATTCTCCGCGAATGGTCTTTCGCAGGTGGTTGAAGGAACTGTTGTTTCCACCAGAGAAGCAAAGGTGTCTTTCAGCAATGTCAGCGATTCTCGCGCTGTAACTGAAAACACTACTACCGCGAATCGTATTGGTGAGAGAACAGTAGGAACTGTTCAGAATACTACAGTAAATAATACCTTTACTACGGTCAACAATAATACAAACGTTACCAACGTTACTAACAATACATCTGTTGTTAATAATACGAATGTAGTAAACACGGTTGTTAATAATATTACTGAAGTAACCGAAGTTACTAATGTTACTAATAATCCGACTATTGTTGTTGAGAGAGAAGTTCCATCTCCACCAATTATTGTTGTAACACCTCCGCCACCACCTGCACCACCACCTGAACCTGGACCACCACCAGTACCAGAACTTGTGATTCCACCAACACCAATTT